GGAGATGCACTAAAACACTTAAGGGCAAATATAGGCGAGACAGGGTTTGAATTAGTAGAAGCTTACACTAAAGCAGAAATAGATTCAAAAAGAGTACTAACTACACCAACTGTTCAAGCAGAAGGGCAAAATTGGGCTGGTGTAGTGCATACAGACCTAGATGCAGTAGGAGCTAATCCATCTTCCCTATTATATCCAGATGGTTCTATTGTAACGAGTACCGATAATGGAGAATATACAAAATATCCAAATGGTGATGTTTTTGGAAGGGTTACAGATATAAGTGGGTATTCATCTGGAGTACCAATAGCAAAGACTATGCCAATAGTTCTTATAAATAACGCTATATGTAGTCATGTTATAAACCCTAACTCATTAGTAGATTATAATACTATGGTTAAGGGAACTACATCAGCAGTAACATTCTATAGTTCATCAACAGCTGCATCTAATATTGTAAGTATTTCATTTACAGGGAGATGGAAATAATGCGATATTATGACACAATAGAAACACCACTAACAGGTAAAATATTCCTTAAAGATGGTGCTAATAGAATAGTTGAGACAAACCCTATTGTTAAGGTATGGTTTCAGCCAATAGATACTATTAGATTTGATAGAATTTTTGATGCAAAAGGGTTGCCAATCCTGAAAGAGTACGCTTTAGATTCAGAAGGTAATCGCTATGCTCACTACGAAGCTACTGCTACTGATGGAGTGTTTAAACCTGATACAGTAGCTATTGGTGTTGACTCGATGAAACAAGCAGTAGAAGACATAGAAAACGCTATTTACAAACTGCTTAACGATACAGCGTTATCATTTGGCTTCAAAGGTTCAAGTCCTATGGATAGAGCATCAGGGTATTTAGTAAGCAAGAAAGCTAAATACAATGCCTATGCTGTAACTCTTACAGATTGGAGAGATAATATTTTCGATTATGTAGAAGCACAAGAGATAGAAATAGGTTTAGGCAATCGCACGATGCCTACAGTAGCAGAGTTGCTTGTAGAGCTTGAAACAAACTTTCCAACACCAGTAAAGGCTTAAAATGAATGAACTACTAAACCTAATCAAAGAGAACTACTTTTGGTCGTTTGCTATATTCTTATGGATAGGAATAGCTATTGCAGTAATCGTTACAGACTACAGAGATAAAACTTTAGGGTGGCGAACTATCGCTAAGGTGCTGTTTATCCCTTTTATGTTAGCTTATGAGTTCACTTTTGCCTTATTTGTCATGCCTTTCCTATATGGTAAAAAGATAGGTGGAGCAATAGGATTCATATTAGCTTGGTTGCTTTATTTTGTACTAATATTCTTTTCATGGATACCTAGTATCGGAGATAATATGCACAAAATTAACCGCCTTGCTAATTACTTTATGGGATACATGAACGGACAAACTGTATCCTCTACTTTAGGTGATAGAATTGATGATGGTAAAGCTTCATGGGTGAGTTGTTTACATTGTCGTATACTTGCAGTTTATGACCGTAGAGGGTATCATTGTTCAGAAAGAGCTAAAAGGTTATTCTAATGATTAAAAAGAAAAGTTTTATTAAAAGTTTGATAAGCGGTGCAGGTGCAGAGTTTAGAGAAAGTCCTTTAAAGTTTAGCATCTCAATAGCAATATTAGGTCTAGTTATCTATATGTTTATAGGTGACATAAAAATAAAAGCAACACATGGAGATACTAAAATAGAAGTATCTACAGATGCTAAGACTGTAAACAAGGCTAAGTGATGGAAACTAAAGACATTGTAGCTCTAGCCATAGGCTTATCTATTTTAGGTAACTCAGCTTTCAATTCATATCAAAATGACTACTTAAAAAACAAGGTAAATAATCTTGAAACTTTAGCCCTACACAACAAGGCTATTTTTGAGGGAAAAGCAGTTAAAGAGAAAGTATACAAAGACCTTACAGATAAAATTGAAAAGGAACACAATGAAGAAGTTAACGACCTCAACAATACTAATATTGGTGACACTATCACTTTTGGTTAGTGGGTGTACTAAAATTGAATATCTGCCATGTCCAGAATATGAGCCTAAGACTTTACCGCCTGTTTTAGATTTAAATGGTTCTATGAAACGCATAAGTGCTACCAAGTGGGAAGTAGATCATAGTGTAGTGTTAGGTGTTAAAAGTTTTGAAAAAGCTTGTTATGAGCGTTCAGCTGATTTTGAATCTACAACAAAAGCTATTAATGCCTACAATAAAGAAATTGACAAAGAATAACGTGTTATAATCCAATAAAAAAGGCTCTATTCATGGACGATAATAGTGAATTAACAAAGTTTCTAAAAGAGTTTACAAACAATGTTACTAGCAGTATTCAAAAGCTAGAGGGAACAATAGAAAAACTTTTAGAGGGTGACAGAGCAAATGCTTTAAAATATGAGGGGTTACAGCACGATATTAAAAGGCTTGATAATTCTAACAATGATAGAAAAGCAGAGCATAAAGATATACAACTTGCAATGACTACTCTAGTTAATAAAATCGAAAAAATGGACGATGGCTACAGGGATAATTGTGATTCAACCAAAGAGAACTTTGATGAAAAAATCAAAGAAGCTATTAGAAATTCAAATAACGAAAACAAAACAAGAGCAGTTATAGCATGGTCTATATTTATTGTACTTGGTGGTATTATCTGTTTCTTTGTTGCATCAACCTTTACAGCGATAGATCATAGATTTATCAGAGATGAGAGAGCTATAGAGAAAAACACAGATAGGATTGAAGAAGTTAACGACCATCAAAATGCAACTTATCACAACTTAGAAAAATTTAAAAGGGGTGAACTTTGATTAACTCAATTATAGATGATATTATTTTTGATGAGGGCTTTGAATCTAAGCCATACCATGATACAATAGGTGTCTTAACTATTGGATATGGTACAAACATTGAACAGGGCATTACTAGACCTATGGCTAAAGCTATGCTAAGAGTTGACATTGAATCAAAGATAGCAGAACTTGTAAATGAAAAACCATTTATTATTGAAATGCCTATGGAAAAGCAAAGAGTAGTTTTCAACATGGTATATCAATTAGGTGTAAGCGGTGTTTTGAAGTTTAAAAAAATGTGGTTAGCCATTGAAAATAAAGATTATGACATGGCTGCTAAAGAGATGCTTGACTCTAAATGGCAGAAGCAAACACCAAACCGAGCCGAAAGATTGTCTAAGATTATGAAGTCTTAAACTCCCTCGCAAATCTATAAACAAAATCGTCCTTACTATTTCCAGTAGGGTGATCTTTTACTCTCTTGTAATTCTTCTTACTTTTAACCCTATAATGCTTTGATTTACAATCGGTACACGTATTAGAATAAACTATGCTTGTACTATGCTTATAAAAGCTTGTAAACGTGTTTTTAGTATCAGAGCAATACTTACACTTTCTTCTCCATTGAGTGCCATATATAACGAACTGGTGATGCTTATATTCAGTATAACAATCATTACACATTTCATTATCATAAGTAAACGCTTTTCCTATCCTGTTTCTATTGCATGATTTACAATGAGTATACTTAGGCATTTTTAGCCTTTTTACGTAATCTCATTACATTATCAGAGTTATAATAAACTTCATATCCTAATTGAGTTAATATTCTGTTTGTTTGATTTGGACTCATTTTATTAAGTTTTCTTGTATCTCTCTTGGTTTCACCCACTTTAAATAAAACCTCTTTTTGAATATTTCCATTGACAAAGTTTCTCATAACCTTTACAGTTTCAATAACTTTTAATTCCTTATGCTTCATGCTCTTTTCTCCACAGCTTAATGATCTTACGCATTTTAGACATAATATTAATTTTCATCGTACCATACGAGAACATAACCTCATTAACAAATCTTCTTGCATGATGCATATTTGTATATAGTTTATTTTTATAAAGGAACTTAGCAAGAGCTTCACTTCCTACATCATAATAAATATCAGTCATTTTTTTACGTAAACAATCAGCATATGAGTCATATTTTTGATGTCCTATAGTTGGACTGCCTTTTCCAAGCACAACATAATAACGATAACGTTTAGAGCGTTGAGATTTGATTGTTGCTAAATATGAATCGCTTCTACCAATCGATTTACAATAATCCACATTACCATTTCTAGCATATTTACTTTTCATAATTTTCTATCCTTTCTAATATCATATTCATTTTATCTTCACTTGTACCTTTACCAGTTTCATAGGTAGAACGTAATCGTGAAAAAGTAGTTGCATCTAAGTCTAAAGCCTTACGTGTAAGTGTTTCAGAATTTAGACTGTATTGCAACTGAAACTCACGTAACGCTCTCAAAGTCTTATCGGCTAAAACTTGAATAGAACTATCTACAGGCTTGTTTCGTAAAGGTGTAACAGCTTGTTTCATCTCTTTTTGTTTATGCTCATTATCGTATAAAGTAACCCTTACAGGACGCAACGAAATCATAGCTTTGATTTGTCCTATTTGAACCAAGATTAAAACAGAGCCAAGTAAGAAAATAGTACCCCACTTTGAATAATCAACAGTATATGCTTTCTCTTTTGACTCTTTAATTTTCTCTAAACTTGCAAGTGTCTTTTGTATCGTTATTGGGTACTGTTTATCTTTAATACTATCAAGAACATTCATAACAATTTGCTCTTGCTTGTTAACTACTTCTTTTTGAGCTTTTGTATCTTCATCATTAATAACTTTATGCCCTAAGTTATACAATGCGAAACAGATCACAAAAGCAGAAGTTAAAGGAGCTAATATAATATTGCGATTATACCAAAAGTACAAAGCGATAACTTCAATCAATACAGACATTAGAGAGCCACTAACAGCATCAGAAAAGCTAATCCAAGTATTTATGCTATGCCATTGTAAAAGTGCCATAGAAGCTAATATTATTAGCCATGCGATTACTTTCATTTCATAACCTCCTACAGTTATTTACTTTTTATGTTTTTTTTCAAACTCATTAGTAACGTGCAAAATCATACCTTTCATAGTGCGACCTTCTTTTTTACATACAGCCTTAAATCTTTCCTTTACATCTCTATCTACAATTACATAACCTTCTTTATTACTCATGTTTTACCTTTATTTGATTTGGCAAATGATAACATTTAAAAGATTAAATAAACCTTTACTTATCATTTGCTTTGGTAAAGGTCTGATTAAGTTAATGTGTACTACAATAACACCATCTAAACATAGGAGTTAACATGAGTAAAGAAAAAGAAATGACAGCGAGTGAGCTGTTTATGTATTGGTTTGGAGGTAAAAAATAATGAGTTTATCTAAAATACAAGTGGAGTTAAAAGCTCCTAAGTCACAGTTTAATAAATTCGGTAAATATAAATATCGTTCACTAGAGGATATTACAGAAGCAGTTAAGCCATTACTTGAAAAATACAAGTGTGCATTAACTATTGAAGATGATATTGTTATGGTAGGAGAACGTATTTATGTTAAATCAACCGCAACTATAACATTTAGTGGTGAAGATGCACATAGCGTTTCAGCGTTTGCTAGAGAGCCACTACAAAAGAAAGGTATGGACGAAGCACAGATAACAGGTGCTACTTCATCTTATGCACGTAAATATGCCCTTAATGGTCTGTTTGCTCTTGATGATACTAAAGATGCTGATAGTATGGATAATTCTAAAGAAAACCGACCAACAGCATCTAAAGCAAGTGATGATGATAAAAAGAGAATTTGGGCTGATTTTAAAACCATTTGTGAAAATGAGGGAGTTGACCCAGTAGCTTTTTTATCTAAAGATATTGATATGAGTGATAAGAATTTAGTACACAATACAGTTAATAAGTGGCTTAAAAATACTCAAATGCTGATTGAACAACTAGCAAATTTCGAGGGCTAATTGTGGCTACTCGAACCCTAAATCAAAATAATTTCTATTTTGCATTTATTACCGATATACACAAACAGGCTTTAGCTGAACATATCACAGTTGAAAATATGGACTATTTACGAAAAGGGTTAAAGGATATTGACGAAAACTATCCTAAAGTAGATGATGTTTCTATAAGTAGTGCTAAGTTGTCAACAGTACAGATGAGAGATCATATAGAGTTTGTTATAGAGTTTGTTGGTAGATTTGGGATAACTCCTAAATTTGTAGTAGATGATTTTGAAAGAGCTATGCAAACAGCTCATAACTTAGGGTACAAATAAGGATTAATATGACTATGCTACAACGATACAACTGTACTTTTTGGAGCATAGTTAAAGAGTGCTATGATAATAAAGAATCAAGAGAAGTCTTAATAGACAAAATGGTAGAATCTGTAAGTGAAAATGATTTTACTAATCCTCTTGATTTTGTTATATTATGGCTAGAAGTTAACTACGCATCTAATGAGTAAGACGTATAAATAATATGGGAGAATGAAATGGAAACAGTATGGCTAATCCTTGCAATACTTGTAGCTTTTGCTACATATAAATCTAAAACATTAGAAACTAAACTAGAGGGTATTTCTTTTTTAATTTTAATTGACATAATAAACACAATAAAGCAGGGGATATAAAAGAATCAATAGTTTTATGATATACTGCTGAAAAGGAAATATAATGAAGTATATCAAAGGGTATGAGAAATTATATTCAGCCACAATAGATGGGAAGATATATAGCCACAAAAAGCATAAGCATAAAGGTAAATTCTTAAAGTTTCATGTGAACAACAATGGGTATCTTAGCGTAGGGCTATCAAGAGATAAAAAAAGAAAAACTTTTTCTGTTCATAGGATTATTGCTAATACTTTCCTTGATAATACAGAAAACAAAGAAGAAGTAAACCACATTGATGGAGATAAGAAAAATAATAATATTGAAAACCTACAATGGGTTACAAGTTCGGAAAATCAAATTCATGCTATTAGAAATGGTTTACAAAGATATACAGAGAAGCATAGAGAAACAGCTAGAAAAATAGGAAAAGAAAATGGCAAAAAAAATAAAGGGAAGGAAAACAAAAAATTAAGAAAATTAACAATGAAACAAGCGGAAGATATTAGGAATAAGCACTGTACTGGATATAGTATGATGAGCTTAGGGAAAGAATATGAAGTAGATAAAAAAACTATTTCTGCAATAATAAAAAGGATAAGATATGTTCAATAAAATTATACTGGTTGGTTCTTTAACAAGAGATATCGAACTTAGATACACAAATGGCGGTACAGCATTAGCCAAGACAGCTATTGCTAGTAATAAAAAATTCAAAAAGCAAGATGGAACAAAATCAGAAGAAGTTTGCTTTGTTGACATAACTTTCTTTGGCAAGTCAGCGGAGATTGCAAACCAGTATCTAAGAAAAGGTTCTAAGTGTTTAATCGATGGTCGCTTGATGTTTGAACAATGGACAGATCAACAAGGGCAGAAACGCTCTAAGCACAGCGTAACAGTCGAGAGTATGCAGATGTTAGATACAAAAGCAGAAAGTCAAGATAATAGTTATAAACAACAAGATAGTGCAAATAATACATCAACTCAACAAAACTATCAAACGCAAAACATACCACAAGATAATTCAAGTAACCATCAGCCACAAGGCGGTCAAGGTTCATTACCTGAGTATGAAGTAGATGAAGATGAAATCCCATTTTAGCCCTTGTAAAACCTTTAAAACATAGGTATAATAACATCAAGGTTTCATAGCCACGACCCTTTCATCGTGTACTAGCTACCCTAACGTTAACCTCCTATGAACGTACTTGCTCACCTACAAGGGTGGGTGGTCTTTAAATAAGCGTTATGTAAAGTCAAGTAAGCAAGGGTCTGCCCGACACCTACAAACCTTGGCTTTACATAGGGCTTTGTTGAGTTTGTGAAGTCGGGCAACTTGCACAAAAACTCCCCTAAATTTTATTATTGTCTGAAAGATTATTATGTTAGATAAAAAAATGTCTATTGATATTGATTTAGTTATCAAGAAAATCGAAAAAATGGAACTTGAAGATAAAGTTGAAGCGATTAATGCTTTTAGAGAAAAATTACATGAAGTTTCACCATTTAAAAGTGAACCTGTAGATTTTGTGAAGTGGGTTAAGAACGATACAGTAAGAGCAAATGATTATAACCCCAATAGTGTTGCAACTCCCGAAATGGAACTATTAAGACATTCAATTAATATGGACGGATACACTCAGCCTATTGTTGGTTGGAAACAAGATTATGGACATGAAGTAATTGATGGTTTTCACCGTCATAGAGTAGGCAAAGAGATGCCTGATATTCAAGAACGCATTAAAGGTTATTTGCCTATTGTATCAATCAAAGAAGATAGAAATGCCATAAATGATAGGGTTGCATCAACTATTAGACACAATAGAGCAAGAGGTAAACATAGCGTAGAAGCCATGAGCGATATTGTTATGGACTTACATAAGCGTAACTGGTCTGACAAAAAGATTGCCAAAGAGTTAGGAATGGATCAAGATGAGGTATTAAGACTATCTCAACTTAAAGGGTTAATGGAAGCTTTTGCAAATACAGAGTTTACTGAAGCTTGGAAGGTGGACGATTCAAATGAAGATTAATCAAGTATTTCATCACTATTCAAAATGGGAAGATTATGCAGCAGGTTTCTATGGATATGATTTTGAAGATTACCAATTCAAACATGAGATGTCAAAAGAACTACTAGGAGATGAAAAGCAATTTAGAGAAGTTGCATTACAAATGATAGAATCTTGGGAATATTCATGTGAACATAACCTTACAGACCCAAGTGTTAATAAGATTGCTTACATAGGTCAAGCTTCATGCTGTTTCAATCATGGTTCACCATCAGAGCTAACTAAAAAAGCATGGTGGGAAATACCTGAAGAAAAAAGAAATAAAGCGGATAGTGTAGCAAGAGAAGTGCTTAGAATTTGGAGAGAAAAATATATTTTAAAGGGTTCACTATGGGCAAGTTAGGATTAGGTAAAAATGTTTTAGAAGCTGCACAAGAAAGAGTAGAGTGGACTTTTGATAATTTTGAAAGAGTCTATCTTAGTTTTAGTGCAGGAAAAGATAGTACAGTAATGCTACATTTAACAGCATTAGAAGCAAGGAAAAGAGGCATAAAGATAGGTTTATTACTTGTTGATCTAGAAGGTCAATATAAAATGACTATTGAACACGCTAATGAAATGCTAAAAGAGTACGAAGATGTATTGGAAGTTTATTGGGTGGCTCTACCTATTAGTCTTAGAAATGCTGTAAGTGTATATGAGCCACAATGGACTTGTTGGGACGATGATAAGAAAGATGATTGGATTAGACCATTAGAGGGCAATTATATACATGATGAAAACTTCTTTGATTTCTTTGTTAAAAATATGGAGTTCGAAGATTTTGTGCCTAAGTTTGGTGAATGGTTTTCACAAGGAAAAAGTACAGCGTGTTTAGTGGGTATTAGAACCGATGAAAGCCTCAATCGATGGAGAACTATTGCAAGTAAAACAAAGATAACCAAACAAAATAAACAATACACTACAAAAGTTACTGATAACGTCTTTAATGTGTATCCTATTTATGACTGGAGAACAGAAGATATTTGGGTTTACCACGCTAAAAACCCCGATAAAAGATACAATGAATTGTATGAGTTTATGCATAAAGCAGGGTTAACAATACATCAGCAAAGGATATGCCAACCATATGGAGATGATCAACGTAGAGGACTATGGTTGTTCCATCTTATAGAGCCTAATTCGTGGGCTAAAATTGTTGCAAGAGTAAGCGGTGCGAACAGCGGTGCTTTATATGTTCAAGAAAGCGGAAATATAAACGGATACAACAAAATAACCAAACCTAAAGGTCACACTTGGGAAAGCTTTTCTAGAATACTTATTGAGTCAATGCCTCCACAAACAAAAGAACATTACAAAGTAAAGATAGTAACATTTATTGATTGGTGGATGAAAAGAGGCTACCCTGATGGCATACCTGATGAAGCCGATGGGAAACTAGAAACAGCTAAGAAAGTTCCATCTTGGAGAAGGGTCTGTAAATCATTATTAAGAAATGATTACTGGATGAAAGGTCTTAGCTTCACTCAACACAAGACAGATGCCTACAAAAAATACCTAGAGCTTAAAAAAAGAAAGCTTGAAGATGGTAAAATTCCTAATATTTTTGAGGTGTAATTATGGCAAATCGTAGAATGTTTTCAAAAAAAATAACAGAAAGTGCTAGGTTCTTAAAAATGCCTAGCGAAACACAAGCTTTATATTTCCATCTAGGAATGAGTGCAGATGATGATGGAGTAGTAGAAGCATTTACTATTATGAGGCTATTAGGAGCAACAGAGGATAGCTTAAAGATACTTGTAGCCAAAGACTTTGTTAGAGTATTAAACGATGATTTAGTAACTCATATTATAGATTGGAATGAACATAATCTTATCAGAGCTGATAGAAAAATAGATAGTATATATAAAGATTTACTTTTAGAAGTTGTACCTGAAATAGAGCTATTAGAACCTAAAAGTAGAAAAGACAATGAAATAAGAAATAAGCTATATAAAGAAAGTAGTTTACCTGATAAATTCATGGGAACTATAAGAAGTTTATTCCATGGCGAATACTGTCCAGTATGCTCTATTGAAATGGTGCAAGGAACAAATACTAAGCCATCAGTTCAACACAATAAGCCCCTATCTAAAGGCGGTAAGCACGATTTAGACAACATATCAGTAATATGCTTGTCTTGCAATATGTCTATAAAAAACAAAGAAACAAGCACTTTAAATAACATTGAGGTAAAGAAAAAATGGAAAGAGTTTAGTGAGGACAGCACGAGGACAGCACGAGGACAGCATAGGGTAGGTAAGGATAGGGTAGGTAAGGTTAGTTTAGTTGAGGATAAGTTAGAGATAAAAAGTCTTTCTCTTGAAACATCATTTAGTGAATCTCTTTTAAATGATTTTATTGCTTATAGAAAAGAACTTAAAAAGCCAATTAAAACAGCAAGAGCATTAAAAGCTTTTACTAATCAACTCTTGGAGATACAAACAGCTAACATAGATATTAATTATGCTATTGATACAATGAAAAATAATGAATGGCAAACTGTTAAGCTTGAGTGGATACAAAAACATAAGATAGACAGAAGTAATCAATTACCAGTAGGTGCTAATGTTTTTGATATGATTGATGAAGATTATTAGATTTATGGAGCAGATCAATATTGCAACAGTTGAGGGTATGGCTTTATCTATCAATGATAAAAAGCTTTTAAAGTGACTAAAGGAAAACTAAAGGTATAACACGTTATCATTTGGGTAACAAACCGTAGGAGGTTGAAGATGAAAGCAATTAATGAACTACTAAACAATATAGAAAAATGGTGCGAAGATTTTGCACGAAAGGTTTTTTAAGATGGGTAGCAGAGAACACGCTATGAATGGCGATGGAAACCTAGCAGCACTTGATAGATATTTAGACGAACAAGACAAAGCCGAAGCACAACAAGAGTATGAGCAGCAATGCTTAGAAAACGATTGTGTTTTACATATCGACAAACTAAAATTAATCAACGAAGCCTACAACGCTTTAATGCCTGTATTCCTTGAAATGGATAAAGAGCCTTTAGACACTCGCATTATTTATGCAACAATGTTTCAAGAACTAAAATACCAAGCATCAGGAGAAGTTGACGAAATCAAAACTATTTTTAATGCTTCAGATTTTGACATTGATTGTACTGATTTTATTTATGATTGCTTTAGTGATGCTTTTTTGAGAATTGCTAAGATTGAGGGGTTTTAAAATGTACACAAAAGCAGATCAACTCAAAAGTAACCGAATAAAGCCCAAGAAGTCACAAAAGAACAAAGACAGGGTAAAACCTAAAGGGCTTAGTGATAAGCCTTTTATGACGTGGCTACATGACGTTAAGCAACCAGTATGCTTTTCTTGTGGCAGACAAAACGGAATCGAGCTACACCACATCAAAGAAGCCTCAACAGATGCCAAGAATGATAGAGAAGTGTTACCTCTTTGCGGGATAGAATGTCATCGGCTAGGTAAGATGCTTTCAGCTCATGGTACACCAAGTCAATTCAGAGAAGTATATCCTGTTAAAAAGCAACGGGCTTATGCCTTAAAACTATACTTAGAATACAAGGAAACATTATGAACTTAACTAAACTTGATTTTCTTATCATACTTGCTACAGCAGTATTGACTAGCTTGACATTTAATTTATTTAGTTGTGGAGCATAAGATGAAAAAATATGACTTACAAAAAGCCTTAAACATTTACATGATGGCTAAATCTCTTATAGATAAAGATGGAGAATCCTTCAAAGGCAAATCGAAAACCAAACTTGAAACAATCCATAATAAGCTGCACATGACTTTAGCCATTAAAGGCAGAATCTATAAGCAACAAGCAAGATTTAGTTACTCAATCGTTCAGAGAATCGTTAATGAAGTTGAAGCCGAAAGCTACAGCCCGACCTTAGTAGGGTTAAGTATCCTGCACGATCACCGAGCATTATTAAACAAAACAAGCGGTTTTTCAATAAACGAGCATGATATAGATACTCTTTACAATGAAATCATAGACCAAAGCAATATAACAGTAGACGAACTTAAAGAGGGTAATCGTTTAGCTTTTGCTTTTGCACCATATTTATTAAAGGTTAAGTGATGAACTCAGCAAGTTATATTATTTTGTTTTTATGCTGCTATCCGATTTTTATAATTGTATTTGCAAATAAAAAAGCAAAGCCGAAACGCTCTAAAGATGAGCCTATTGAATTTTCAGGAGGTGGGAGATGAACAAAACCCAACAAATATACGGAACACTACACCGCTACCTAAGACATACTGGCTTAACAGCAGAGGACATCATTAAAACCCTTGATGGCGAAATCGCTTGTTTAGAGGAAACGAAAGCCGAGCATATCTTAGAGCGTGATAATTTTAACGATAACGACTTAATGATTTTTCAAGAGCGTAACGAGTTGATTGAGAAAAAGAAAAAGCATAGACAGCGTATGACTGATTTTATAGGAGAGTGAGATGAAAGAAGATATTATAGTGGCATTTAGTGGTGGTAGAACATCAGCTTATATGAGTAAATGGTTGATAGATAACATGAGCCATCTATACAACTTGCATTTTGTTTATGCTAATACTGGTTTAGAGCATGAAAAAACTTTAGAGTTTGTGGATAAGTGCGATAAGTATTTTGAATTAAATTTAGTTTGGATCGAAGCAAAGATAAATAAACAGCGAGGGAAAGGAACAGAATATGAGATTGTTGATTATTCCACAGCAACAAGAGGAAATAAACTATTTATGGATATGGCAGAAGTATATGGACTTCCTAATGGAACATTTATACATTGCACTAGGGAATTAAAAATTATTCCTATGAACAAATACGGGAATAATTTATTAGGTAAAAAACACAGAAAGGCATTAGGGATAAGACATGATGAGTTTAGACGAGTTAAAAATGATCCTAGTATAATATACCCTTTAGCCACAATAACAAAAACCACAAAACAAGAGATTTTAAAATGGTGGTCTAAAATGCCATTTGACCTTGAAATAGAAGAACATTATGGTAATTGTGTAACGTGTTATAAAAAGTCAGATAAAAAACTAAAGATGATAGCAGATGAAAACCCAGACTATTTCAACGATTTTATTGAGATGGAAAACAAATATAAAATAGTAAAATCTAAACAAGAGGGTGACGAGAGGGTGATGTTCAGAGGGTACAGAACAGCACACGAAGTTAAACACAATCTAAAGCTACCTGATAACTTAGTAGATATAGATGAATGTGCAGAAGAGTGCGGAAGCGTACTATCTGATTACGAATCTCCATCTCTTGAAGATATGATTTATCAAAAAGGTCTTTTTGACTAACACCACCAAAAAGGTAAACCATGAACTTAATATTTTCCTCCCTACTAATCCTCCTGCTCCTAGCAGTAACAGCATGGAGTAAACCGAAGCACAGTAGATATTTTTCAGCAGAACAACGCAATATCATGTGGGATAGGTCAGGCGGTGGGTATTGTGAGAACCCTAAATGCAGAATAAAACTATCACCATACAAAGGTAGAAAAAACTCAGCAGAAGCCGACCACAAAAAACCTTTTAGTCGTGGTGGTAAAACTACACTTAAAAATTCCCTCTTACTTTGTCGGACTTGCAATAGGCTAAAAGGCTCTATGAGTTATGAGAAGTTTTTAAAGAAGTATAAGCCACGTAAACGCTAAATTTATAAATTCTTTTGGAAACTTCCATATTTTATGCTATAATTTAACAATTAAAAAAACAAGGAACAGAAATGAATATCAATGAATTAACAATCGGTGAAGCAAAAGAGTTAGCTAATTTATTTGGCTCAAATAATAATCAAAACAGAAGTGTAACACTAAACACAATGCTAAATAAAAAAGTCATTATCCGTACTTATAGTGCAGGAGTATGGTTTGGTTTATTATCTGAAAAATCAGGTAACGAAGTAATCTTGAAAGATGCAAGAAGAATGTATAGATGGTGGGCTAAAGAATCAATTAGTCTTAGTGCGGTTGCTATTTATGGTGTAAAGCATGATAAATCAAAAATAGTAGAACCAGTTAAAAGCGTTTGGTTGGAAGCTATTGAAATTATACCTTGTAGTGAAAATGCTATAGAGTCATTGGAGAGTGCAGAAAATGTCAAAGCTCAATAAGCCTATGGAATATGGCGGTGGCAATGGCAATGGCGATGGCAATGGCAATGGCGATGGCGATGGCGGTGGCTATGGCGATGGCAATGGCGGTGGCTATGGCGATGGCGATGGCGGTGGCTATGGCGATGGCAATGGCGATGGCGATGGCTATGGCTATGGCGATGGCGGTGGCGGTGGCTATGGCGATGGCTAAACTAAAACCAACACAAAAAGCACTAAACGAATATTTAGGCAGGTCAACCACGTTCTACCACGATATGAAGCGTGACCGACCAAAACAAGCAGAGATTATGATGCTAGGGTGGAAAGAGTACGTAAAAGCATACAACTACGATATGCAACACAACAAGGGGAAAGAACAATGAGCCAAGAGAAAACAGTAACAATCGAAGTAAGCGAAAACTTTTACGATATGTTAGGTGGTGCATCTAATGATAAGATGGTGTTGGTAAATGGTGAAAAATCAGAGTTAGATAAACTTAAAGAGTTGTATGCTACTGGTGATTATATTTGTTATGCTAAAGATGAAATTTCAGATTTTAGAGCTTTAGAATCTTGTACTTTTGCATCTACAAAAGCAAAATATAAACTTATCCACAAAGACCACGCTCATATTGCAGAAGCAGTAGCTAAAAATAGTAGTGTTGAGGTTGAGTGGACTATGGATGCAGAAGATTTAGGACGGTCTAGTATAGTAAAATTCTTTGAGAACTATGATAAAAAAATGAGTTACAGACTCAAAGAATCTGCACCTATATGGTGGAAGCCTGAAAATTATGAGTATTTTTATTCCATAGACCAATTTGGAGAAGTTGAGAAAAGTATGTTTCAGCCTGATGAAGATGGTGAATTACTAATTAATTTTGCAAACTGCTACAAAACCAAAGAACAAGCCAAGATAGCATCAAAAGCCATGCAACGACATAACAGACTTCTTAAATGGGTGTTGGACTTTCAAGGTGATTTAGAGGGCAATTTTGTAGTTTGGTTCGACCACGATACAGAACAGCATGAATGTAGCGATAGTTCATATCCTAATGTTGAGGGGTTATCCATGTACCACGACACAGCAGAAGCCCTGTGCAAAGTTCTAAATGATGGTTCTTTCAGTCTTGATAGTGAGGTGTAAGATGAAACGAGATGATTACACACTAAGACCTAGTGATTGTTACGATTACAAAGCTATGATAAGAACCAATCAGCAAGTAAACAAAATATTTGATGACCTTGATAAGCAACAATGTGCCTCATGCCACTATTCAATAGATAACGTATATTGTGCATTACACACTATCTATGATGACGATAACGAACCATTAGGACAATTACCTATCAAAGATGGGTTTAGTTGTACTGACTGGGAAAAGGATAAGAGATGAACCAACCAATACAACATATACCAACACCACAAACATTAGAGTCTATCTTAAATGGTGCTAGGCTTATGGTGATTAAGATTGATGAAGATAAATATATACGACCAAAGATAACAGTCGGGGAATATGACCCTTATGTGTGTTCTCATTGTGGGCATATTGCAAACCCTTTCAAAGATGAATTAAAATGTGTAGGCTGTTATGATGAACTATTACTTGAGCTTTTACCTCTAAAGCAAGGTGATGATATTTATATCGCTGAGGATTATTTAATATGTGAAAGAGAACATGATGGTTCAACTTATGTATCATGTGATATGGATAAAACTAAATTTCACTTTCATGCTGAGTGGCAACCTGCCTCAGAAATGACCTACGAACAATCAAGACTACGCTTTACAGTAGGTGAAGTAAGTGTTAAAAAGGTGATTGAGATAGTGATATCAGAAGCAGAAGAAATTACAAAATGGAAATATATTGATGATAGTTTCTTTACATCTGATTGGAACGACTGGCTCAAATCTCAAGACATAGAGCCTACAGATACAGTAGCTTTATATGAGCTAACTGATAAGGAGAAGTGATGCAAGTAGAAACAATATACAGAGCTAAGAAGATAGATAGTGATGAGTGGGTTAAAGGGAAAGGAGTATTGGATTATTTTAACGGTCAAAAAGATGTACTTATTGCAGAAGATGGGTATTCAAAGATTGATAAATCAACTCTATCTATCCACTTTACAAATAGCGGTATGAACGACTCAGATGGTACACCTATATTTGCAAGCCTTAGTAGTGATGGGAATGGTGGTACAAAGTTTGAATATGTAGAGTCAAAACAAGATAATTATTTTATAGCTATCATAATAAAAGGTTCATTTTTTGTTCATGATACTCTTTATAAAATCGGAAGTGGAAACTCTTTATGGGGAATGGAAAAATGGGTTATGAATTGTAAAGTCACAGGCATTCACGCCATAGAGGGAGAAGGATAGATGAAACTAAGAGAAGTAAGAATTAGAATGTGTCAAAAGTTAAAGAGTACAAGAGAGCCTTTTGCACTTAGAGTCGCAGATATTATGGCTCTAGAACAAGTAAGTGATGAGCAGGTAATAACAACTTTATCTGATTGTGTTATAGAACTTGAGTCATTAAAGAATAAATACCTAAGAATGGTATCAAGTGGAAAATTAGACGATAACAACAACCAAGACAAACAATAGCTTTAGTTAGCTTTAAAAAGGAGAAGTGATGTATAGACTAAAATATAAAAAAGGCGAATACTATTTACAAGAAAAGGGTTTAGTATTTTGGAGTAATGTTATTCAATATTGCGGTCACTGTTGGCATCCAGTAACTTATTCTGAATGTCAATTAGAAAAAGCGAAATTAGAAGTGAATAACTTAAACGGAAAAGAACCTACAAATAAGGAGTAACCATGTACGACAGAATAGCAAGTCTACAAATGGAACTAAAAGCCTTAGAAAGTCTTTGGGGTAACTGCTCAATAGACAGAGAGGGCTTAAACAAAGAGAACAAAAGGAATGAAGCGTTTCTCAAAGAAGCCATGAAGATAATGAAATCTCTTATGGACGAGTTAGCGGAAATGAAAACAGATTACATCTTAGTAAAGAAACAGGGTACAATATGGAATGTTAACCCTATCCCTTGCACTATTTGTAATGTCAATCATAGATGAGGACGATATGAAAGTAATGATTGTTATGATCTCTTTCGTTCTAGCTTTAGTTGGGTACAAGTATGGATAACTTAAAGCCTGTTTATAAGTGCCATGCGTGTAAAATAGAGAGATGTGACATCAAAGTATGCCCTAAGTGTGAAAAGCCTATGAAGGCAGTTTATAGGATACCATATCAAAAAACTTAATTAGTTGGTATTCCTATACGAGAGCAAACAGCATTTAAAGCTATTACAAAGCGGTTTTTAGTTATGATATAATAATACAAAGGATATGCTTTGGAACATAAGAAAAAGAAGCGTTTTAAAACAGTATTGCCAGATGGTAGTAAACCATCTTATAAAGACTTAGAGCAAAGCTTTTTAGTTACCTATAAAAAGCTTGTTGAAGCTGATAATGAGGTTAAACGATTAACCTTAGAAAATGCAGAACTAAGATATAAAAGGGATAAAGATGCCAAAGAGTATTCTAAAAGCAACCAGAAAAGTTAAAGAGAAAAAGACAAACGCTAGAAATAGTGCTTTTTCTGGATTAAGAGCTACTAACCCAAACTCAGCAAGTGAAGTTTCAGCTTATGCTAAAGCCAAGAAAAGTCAAGATGCTTGGTGCAAGAAACAAAAAGCCAAAGGCAAAAGCTGTTTTTAAACAATCAACCATAGGAGGTTAAGATGAAAAAGTTATTATTAGCAGCATTAGTTGCCACAAGTCTACACGCTACAGGATTAAGTCAAGAGTATCACGTTAAATATCTAAAGTTAATGGATAGTTGTGCAGATCACTTAATACTAAACCCTAAATCAAACTGTAATGATAAGGTGAAAAGCCTAAAGACAAGAAGTCCACACCTGCCGAAGTTATGTAACATAGCTTGTAACAACAGAGATTTATACTATTCTGATATGAGAGATAACTAATTACGTATGGCATTATCGAAAGAGCAAAAAGAGCGTATAAACGTACTTGCAAAAATAGGTGGAATATCCAACAGAGAGATAGCAAGACAGGTAGAATGTAGCGAGTCGGCAGTACGTGTTTATATCAAAAATAACGATGTAGAGAAAAACGCAATTACAGACCTTGCAAAAGAGGAAATTTCTAATACTATAATAGCTAATGAAATAAAAACGCAGAAAAACGCATTAAATAACGCAGAGAAAAAAGCCTATGATGAAGTCTATCTAACAATGGCTCAAAGCATGAACTTATTTAACAATGCGACCATACAAAATCAAGAGCTAGTAAACATAGCACAAGAGAACATAGCACAGCGAATAGCAGAGTGTGAAGATGGTACAGAAGCTATACAACAACTACCAAACCTTTTAGGTATCACACAAGCAACAGAGCGTAACCGAAAACAGATATTAGGGGTTACAGAAACATATAAAGCACCAGTTAAAGAGAGTGATAAGAGTAACGAACCTTTAACAGTTGTTTATGTTGAAGATACTAAGGGAGCGTAATTGAAAAAAGCTCTTAGCCTACTACCTCATCAATACCAACTGCTTACAGACATAAATACAAAGATACTAGGCTTAGTAAGTGGCTTTGGTGCAGGAAAGACTTATGCAGTAGCACGTAAAGCAGTTGATCTTGCTATGAGAAATGCAGGTTGTGATGGTATCGTAACAGAGCCAAACTTTCCACTACTTACACAAATTCTTATTCCAGAGTTAAAAGATGCTCTAAACTTCTACAATATCCCTTACGAGTTCAAAGCAGGTGAAAGTATCTTTTACTGTACTATTGAAGGTAAAGAAACACGTATCATCTGTAAATCAATGGAAGGATATGAAAGACTCATCGGTATTAATGCTGCATGGGTTGTTATGGACGAGTTCGATACAGCTAAACCAGAACTAGCTTACAATGCTTTTATTAAGTTATTAGGTCGTATTCGTGTAGGTACAGTAAGACAAATGGTTATTGTATCAACACCAGAAGGTTTTAGGGCTATGTATCGCATTTTTGTAGAAGAATCAGACGAAAACAAGCGATTGATTAAAGCTAAGACTACTGATAACTACCACCTACCACAAGATTACATAGATACAATGAAGTCACAATACCCACCAGAACTTATTGGTGCTTATTTAGATGGAGAGTTCACCAATCTTACAAGCGGTACAGTTTACACGCAATTTGATAGAACCCTAAACGATACATCAGTAGATGATGATAACATAAGTGATATTCACATAGGTATTGACTTCAATGTATCAGCTATGAGTGCAATCGTATGTCTAGTTAAAGATCAAAGAGTGTATGCTATTGATGAGTTTGTAGATTTATTTGATACACCAGAGCTTGTTAGTGTACTAGAGGAAAAGTATAGAGGTCGTAGAGTATATTGTTATCCAGATGCAGCAGGTAATGCACGTAAAAGCGTACAGGCTAACACATCAGATATTAACTTACTCAAACAAGCAGGTTTTACCATCAAAGCAAACTCAACTAACCCTGCAATCATGGATAGAGTAAATGGCATGAATGTAATGTTTGGTAATGCAGAAGGGCATAGACGTTTGTTTGTCAACATAAATAAGACACCTAAGTTAACCAAAGCAGTAGAGCAACAAGCTTATGATGAAAATACCAAGATGCCAGACAAGAAGAACGGGCATGACAATAAAGGTATTGATGCACTAGGCTACTTAATAGCTAAACTATTCCCTATCAAGACAACACGTAACATCAACAGAAAAGCATCAAGTGGTAGCTTCAAGCCTAAAGAGTGGAATGTTTATGATTAGAGTTAATGATGATTTCGTTAAGCCTATACTGCTAGATAAGCTAAGAGGTACTTCAATAAGAGAAGATCACGACAAAGAAGTAGAGGAATACTTTAAAGAGATTCATCATAATTGGGCTGCTGTATCAGGAGAAGGGATATTATGTATATCTTTCTATGGTTCTTATGCTATTGCTAACTATGCTTGGAGAGAGAATAAAAGGTCAGTACATAAAGAAATGGTAGAGTTTGCAAAAGCATTATATAAGTGTTATACTATCATCAATAATATTCCTATACTATACACAGGTAAGGTTAACTTCTATCCTAACCACAGTAGAGAGATAGGCAAAAACTCTTGGATACTAGAGATGAAGGTTTAATATGGGTGGTGGAAGTGTTAGAAGATTCAGAAGAAGCATCGAACGACCTTTTGAAGATGTAGGTCGTGCAGTAGGTGGTGCTATTATGGGTGGCAGAGGTGAAGAATTTGCCGCACCTTTTCAAACAGCAGCAGCAAGGGCAGCAGACACAAAAAGGCTAGAGGATATATCAAAAGGTACAGCCGAAACAAAGCGACTTACCGAAAAGTATGATGCAGATGTTATCAAGCAATTTGGCGGAGGTGCTACTTTTTCAAGTTTACGAGGTATCGAATCTAAAGCAGAACAGAGCTTATTAAAGCAAGATACAGAGTGGGCTAGGAAGTTAAGGGCTAAGAAGTTTGCAGTAGGTAAACAATCTCTATTAACTGGCGGTGAGCTAGGTATAGACAAATAAAAAAGGATTAGATATGTTAAAGTCATTAAATTTTGCGGTTATTAGTTGTGAAGATTGTGGAGAGATTATCAAGATTGAGCCAAGCCAACCATTTGAGCCTTTATTGCATGAGTGTAAAATTAATAAGGCAAAAGTGAAAGCAGCACCTAAAAAAGCACCTGCTAAGAAAAAATAATGCCTTTAGTTAACATAAAAACAATGTCAAAGCGTATTAAAAACGCTAGGGCAAATAAGTTACTATGGGAAAGCCATCTGAAAGAGTGTTATAAGTACGCTATGCCAGAGAAGGAAACCATCGACAAACACTCAGCAGGGGAGCATAAAAGAAATGGCTTGTATGATGATACAGCTATGGAAGCTCTTGACCGATTCGCTGCACGTACACAATCACAAATAACACCATCATTCAGTAAGTGGGTTAAGTTTAAAGCAGGTAGTGAAGTGCCAGAAGAACAGGTGGAGAAGCTAGAAGAATATCTAGAAGAAGCTACTACTGTACTTTTTGAGCATTTAGATAACTCTAACTTCATTACTCAGGTTATGGAGTGCTATCAAGATGTAGCTATTTCAACAGCTTGTTTAATTGTTGAGGAAGGTGATGGAATCAGATCACACCTAAACTTTAGAAGTGTATCACTATCTGAAATTATCCCAGAGAAAACACGCAAAGAGAACATAGGTAATATTTGGAGAGATATTAAGACTCCAATCAGAGATATTACTACAATATGGAAGAAAGCCAAATTAGGCGAAAAGCTTACGCAGATACTAGCTAAAGATGAGTTTGCAGAGGTTACACTTCAAGAGGGTGTAGTTTATGATGAAAAGCTAGGCAAATATGTTTCAATGGTTATTAGTACAGAGTTTAAGCACATTCTTTTTGAAGAAACATTAGACACTTCACCTTTTATTGCTTTTAGAGAGAGTGCAGTTAGCGGTGAAACATTAGGACGTGGTCGTATTATGCGAAAACTACCATCTATCAAACTACTTAACAAGATTGTAGAGATTTATGTTAAGGGTGGAGCTACAGCAGTATCACCAGTTTATACAGCAGTAGATGATGGTATAGTTAACCCAGACCATTTTTCATTCGCACCTAATAGCATCAATACAGTAGAGAGTAACGATAACACAAATCCTAGTATTAGAGCTTTAATGACTGGTGGTGACCCTCAACTAGCAAACCTTGTTATTAAAGACCTGCAAAATAGTATTAAGAATTTCATGTTAGCCGAGCCTTTCGGTCAAGTGGATACACAGCCACAGCGTACTGCCTTTGAAATGGGTATCAGAGATGAAGAATCTAAAGAGATGCGTTCAGCTTCTTTTGGTCGTATTCAGTCTGAGTTCTTAGAACCACTTATAGCAAGAATCGTTGATATTCTTAAGAAAAATGGGAAGATTGCAGACTTTAAAGTAGATGGTAAAGAGGTTAAACTCCAATTTATGTCACCTGCATCTAAAGCAAGAGATAGAGATGAAGTAGAAAACCTTGTTGAGTTTGCACAAGTTCTACAGCAAACAGTACCGCCAGAGGTGTTAGCTCAGACAATCAAGTTTGACGAAGTTCCATCAGGCATTGCTGATCTCATGGGAATACCTAAAAAGTATATCAATAGTAAAGCAGAGATTGCACAAGCACAACAGGCACAACAAGCACAGATGCGACAAATGCAACAGATGGAAGCAGAGGGCGAAGGCATGAAAGCCGAAGCAGTAGCTACAGGGCAGCAGGGAGCAGAAAATGCACAATGAAAAACTTATAGATGATTTACTAGAGCTTGATTTTGCAAACATTGAAAATCAAAATATGGAAGATAACAAAAAGCGTAAGAAAAAGATGCTTGAAGATGCTCAAATATTTTTCCATACTTTCAATACAGATGAAGGACAATTAGCATTAAAACACATGATGCAAACATTTCTAGTAAAGTCTATCGCTAAACCTAATGATGACATGGTATCTATCGGCATTAGAGAAGGTCAAGCTAGAGTGGTAAGATGGATACTACAACAAATTGAAATTGCTAAGGAAGGTTAATCATGGCAACAGAAAGAGATTTACAAAACGCTTTAGGTAGTGGAGAAATTACAAGTATGTTTATTGGTGGTATTACCGCAGATAAAAAAGTGGTAGTGTTTGGAGACTTAACAGGTGCTAATGTTAGTTTCAATAATGCTTCAACATCTCTTGCTGCTACAGATGCACAAGCAGCACTTGTTGAGTTAGCTAATGTAGGTTTAGCACATATGCACTTAGCTGTTCCCTATTCAGCAGGACAAACTATCACAACAACACCTACTAAAATATCTCTATTTGATACTATTACACACAATATCAATGGAGCTGTAACCCCCGTAATAGATACAAGTGAAGCTGTACCTGCACATACATTCACGGTAGATAAAACAGGACTTTACGCTATATATGGAACAGTTACAGCAGAGTTTGCAAGTGCAGATGCAGTTACACTTATGCTATATAAAAATGGTGCTTTAGTCTATGGTGTAGAGCTTCAAGGTCGTGGAGCAGGAAAGCCAGTAGGTTTTTCTTACTTAGATGCAGTAAGCTTAACAGCTACAGACGTTTTAGAAGTCTATGCTAAAAGTGATGCAAGTACAAGTGTAGTAGTTACAGGTGCAAGTATGACAGTTGAGCGTAAGCCATTATCGTAGTCTAACAAGACTATAAACTGAAAACTAAAAGGATACTAGATGGAAGAAACATCTACCCAGACAGAAACAGCAGCAGTTGAGGAAACTCAGGAAACACCAACAGAAACACAAGAGCCTTCATTCAGTTATGCAGAAGGTATTGCAGGTGAAGGTGAAAAGCCAGAGTGGTTTAAAGATTCTAAGTATAAGACTATTGCAGATCAAGCAAAAGCTTATGGTGACTTAGAGAGTCGTTTTGGTGGTTTTACTGGTAAACCAGAGGACGGATACAGTCTATCAGAAGGTATTGAAGCAGTAGAATCGCCTATGCTTGATAGTCTTAAAGAGATTGGTGAAAAGTATAATATGTCTAATGATATGTTCAATGAAATCATTGAAACACAAATCAAGGCAGAGCAAGAAGCAGAAGAAGCTTTTAGAAGTAGAGAGATTGAGAATCTAGGTGAAAACGGACAACAACGTATTGATAATGCTAATGATTGGTTAAGTGCAAACACACCAGAATGGTTAAGGGATTCTATCGGTAATTCTATGCAATCAGCAGAAGATATTGGAAAGCTTGAAGCATGGATTAACGACATGAAAGGGCAACCATTAGCACCTTCTGATAAAGTAGCATCATCAGAGCCTACACATACACAAGAGGGTTATGAAGCTATGCTTATGGCTAAAGATGAGCGTGGTATGCCTAAAACTAGAGATGCAGCATATTTAAAACAAACAAGAGAATATGCAGCAGAACTTGCAAAACTTGAAAAGCGTAAATAATTTAGTTATACTTATATTAGTGTAAATACTAACTACTTAAGAGATACCTCATTTCGAGCCTCACAGAGTAGGGATATTTAGCGTAAAGCTATTTAACCCGTCTTTGTGACGGACACCTAAATAACTTACAAACACAAACATAACAGAATAAACAAAACAAACAAAAAGGACTATTATGTCAAAGTTTTTAAGTGATGTAGCTCAGAAAGAGTTTGATTCAAAAGTAAAGTTAGCCTTTCAAGGTAAATATAAGCTAGAAGGTACGTGTGAATATCGTGGTAATGTTACTGGTAACAGCTATGATTTCCGTTTAATGGGTAAAGGTATGGGTCACGAACGTGGAGCACCATCAAGTGATGTAACACCTATGGACATCTCACACAGTAAGCCTACTGCAACAATGAAAGATTATGAGTTCCCAGAGTACACAGATATTTTTAACGATGCAGAAGTTAATTTTGATGAAATGTCAAAACTAGCATCAGTTATTGCTAATGCAGGTGGACGTAGAAAAGATCAGTTACAAATTGATGCTATGGCAGCAGGTACATTTAATGCTACTCTTACAGCAGGTGAAGGTCTGTTAGTTGATACAGATGTAGGTGGTGTTGGTACAGGTCTTAATGTAGCTAAGTTACGTGCTATTAAGAAAATGTTCGTGGCACGTGAAGCAGACGAAACAATCTTTATTGCTATGGAGTCAGAAGGTCTTGATGATCTTTTAGCCGATTCTACACTTACATCTAGTGATTACAACACAGTTAAAGCTTTAGTGAATGGTGAAATTAATCAATTTTTAGGAATGACGTTCATTACATTTGGTACACGTGCAGAAGGTGGTTTAAACCTTACTGGTTCAATACAAGATGGTTACGCATGGACTGCTTCATCAGTAGGTGTTGCTTCTGGTATTGAACTTTCTGTATCTACAGATTGGATACCTACTAAATCTTCATGGTTATCAAATGCAAACCTAAAAATGGGTGCGACTATCATTGATAATGAAGGTGTTTGTAAATTTCAGTATACTGTTTAATCAGTAGAACCATAACCCCTTAAGTGGGGTACAACATACGAAAGGGCTATTATGGCTTTTGATTCAAAAAACTTTTATCCTATCTCAGCAGGTGTAGGTTCAAACGCACCTAAGATTGTTACTTTTGTAGATACAGCTTCTACTAAAGCACAGATCGCAGCAGCAGATTATTTTCTGCCAAAATACGCTGTACTTAATGTTAATGATTTTATCATGGCGGCAGGTTCAGATGGTTGTGTAGTTTTAGCGGTAACAGCTTCAACATCAGCAACAGTTACAACAGAAGAAGCAACACTAATTTAGTGTAGTTTTAACGTGTACCCTCTTTGGGTATACACTTAAGGATATACTATGGCAGGAAACACTTCTAAAATTCAATTAATCTCAAACGCTTTAATCTTATTAGGTGATGCTCCTATCTCAGCATTAACAGACTCAGGAGCAGGAGCTATTGCAGGTGCTAATCTATACGACTCTAGCTATATCAATATGCTTTCTATGCACAGATGGAGATTTGCCACTAAGAAAGCTAAATTAGCCAGACTGTCTGAAACACCACAATCTGAATACAAATATCAATACCAGATGCCTAGTGATTTGGTTATGCTTCAAAACACTACAGCAGAGCGTGATTTTGATATTTATGAAGATAAAATCTACACCAACTACAAAGAGTTAGAGATAGAGTATACCTACAAGGTCAAAGAAGATTTCTTACCTGCATACTTTATCAAGACTTTCGAGTTTTTCTTAGCTGCACAGTTTGCAATACCAGTTACAGGTAATACAACAAGAGCAAATGAATATTTAGGTATGTATAACTCGCAACTCAGAAAAGCAAAAGCCCTTGATTCAACAAGCAGACCTGCACAACAGATCAAACATAATCTTATAGCGGATATATTTTCGTGAAAACTAGAATAGTTCAAACCAACATGACTAAAGGTGAAGTAGCACCTACACTTCATGGCAATACAGGTACAGATGTATATGCAGGAGGAGTTCAGGAAGCTACTAATATGCTTATTATGCCACATGGCGGTCTAAGACGTAGAGCAGGTATGCAAAAGATTACAGATAATCACATAGGCACAGGCTATGCACGTACTGAATCATTCGTCTTTAGTAGAGATGAAGCCTATTTAATCATATTTCAAAACAATAGTATCAAGATATATTTCAATGGTGTTTTACAGTCTACAGAAGTTAGCACATACACAGAAGCACAAATACCAGATATTGATGTTATTCAATCAGCAGATGTTCTTATTATCACGCATGAAGATCACGCACCTGCAATTTTAACAAGGGGTGCATCTCATACTATATGGACTTTATCCAATATCCCTTTAGTTGGTATACCCACTTATAACTTTGGAGCAGGAGCAGAACCAGTATGGAGTGCCACAAGAGGATACCCAAGAACGTGTACTTTTCATAAAGGTAGATTATGGTTTGGTGGTTCAAAGTCAAAAGTATCTAGCGTATGGGGTTCAGTAGCAAATGACTTTTACAATTTCGCAGTAGGAACAGGTGCAGCTAATGATGCAATCTTTGATACTATTGATACAGATGATTACAATGAAATCAATGGTATTATATCCGCAGGTTCACTACAAGTATACACACAATCACAAGAGTTTTATAACACAGCTCAATTATTAACCCCTGCTGATAGTGCATGGGCTTCATACAGTACAACAGGTGCTAAAAGGATTAGACCACTATTCCTAAATGGTGCAACACTTTACATTGATAGTTCAGGTCGAACACTAAGACAAACTACCTATAACGATAATGAAAAGTCTTATACTCCTATAAACGCTTCTTTAATATCATCTCATTTACTTAATAGCGTGGTTTCTACTGCAATGATTAAGGGTACAACAGCAGATTTTTCTGATTTAGTTTTTGTCGTTAATGCAGATGGTACTATAGCAGTTCTTAATAGCATGAGAAACGAGGGCATACATGGGTGGACTAAATGGACTACAGATGGACTTTTTAAAGATGTCGCAGTAGTTGATAAAGAGGTTTACTTTCTAATTGAACGTAGAGGTAGTATTTTCGTAGAAAAACTAACAGAGGGTACTTATTCAGATCACAATACAGTAGTTGAAGGAACACCACCAGTTACAGACAATATTGTATTTGGTTTAGATAACATTACTTTCAAGGGTGAAAACATTGTTTTTCAAAACCCTACTACTGGTGTATCTGTAAACAGTATCACTACAAACATAAAAGAGTCATTAGCTTACACTCAGTATTGGAGAGTAGTCGCAGATAGTTCTATACAAGCAAGTGCATTACCAACAAGTGATGGTACAGACTTAAACCATTTCGACATCACAAGAGAAGCATATCATATAGAAGTAGGGCTAAACTATGATGTTAAGGTTAAAACACTACCACTTAATGCAGGAACGCAAAAAGATGGAAGCATCATAAATCTAAGAAAGCGTGTAAATCGTGTTATAATTAGACTACATGAAAGCTTAGGTATTTTGGTTCAAGACAGCATTATGAACGATAGAAAATTTGTAGTTTCTTTAGATAAAGTACCAGTGCCTTTTACTGGTATAAAAGAGATTTATCTACTAGGTTATGGTAGGTTAGTTGATATTGAAATATCACAAGATGACCCATTACCATTTACATTATTAAGCATAGATGCGGAAGTGGAGTTTTAAGATGGCAGGTGGATTAGTAGCAATCGGTGCAGCTCAAATAGGGCTAGGCATATACGAAGGTAAGAAACGAGAAGAAGCAGCAGAAGCAACAGCAGAGAGTACACGTTTAGCAGCAGAAGCAGATGTAGAGAGGATTAATGCAGAATTAGAAGATGCTTTAGATATGCAGCAAGTTCTATTTGCAGGTCAAGGTAGAGTTGTTGAGGGTTCAGCTTTAGCAGTAATGGAAGGTGATAAAGCAGCAGCAGAGAGAGATATTAAAGCAGTACGTGCAGGAGCAGGTAGAACATCAGAAGCACTTAGAACAGCAGGACGTGTAGCTAGGTTTTCAGCAACAGCAGGTGGACTTTTATCAGGTGCAGGTTCTTTTGCTAGAGCATCACAAATTGGATAGGAGAGAATATGCATTTACCTAGATATAGAGAAAAACGTATTGCAGAGGTTAGCGGTGATGCAATCGTACATAAAGCCAAAGCACAAGCAGTTGCAACACTAAGCCAAAGAATATCCGCATTTCAGGGTATAGCTGCACAAATAGGTAAAAGAGAAGCTATATCTAAAGCAGAAGAAGATTTTTCTGCTAAAGTATTACAGGGTGAAGATTTCTCAACCATTGATGATAATACAATTTATGCAGACAAATATAACAATCTTACACGAAATACTTTTATTGCAAAAACTACACAAGGCATAAAAAATAGAGGGGTGGAGTTAGCTGCACAATTCAAAGATAATCCACAAGGTTTTCTTGATGGTATGAACGATCACATAAGTGCGATAGATGCTAAAGGTGCTGATATTGCATTAATGGCTCATGCTACAAAAGAAGCAGAAACTATACGTGATGCAATGTATTCCAAGATAAGAGCTAAACTGATAAGCAGTAAAAGTTCAGAAAATGCAGCAGCAAGTAAATATATTATGGCAGACCTTGAAGATAAGATGAGCCGAGCCTATATTGATTTAGGTAATGCAACAAAAGAAACTATGCCAAGCACGTTAAAAAGCTTTAATGGAGCAGTAGCAGAGTATGGAAGCTTTTTAAAGTCACAAGCAGGAGCAGGGCTTATAGAAACTAGCTCTATTCCTATGCGATTAGATATAGCTAAAAAGAGTGCTTACAAGGCTTATATTAAGAGTGGTATTAAAACAGCAGAAGCAAGTGGAACTCAGGTTGCTTTTCTAGCTAAGTTTAAAACAATGAAGCATGAAGCATCTAATCTAACTCTAAAAGAGATTGATGATTTAGAAGATGAGGTATATGATAGTATAAGAAAAAAGAACTTAGCACACCATGACGTATTAAAAAGACAAGAGCTAGACTTTGAAACAGCTCAAACAGAAGTGTATAAGAATATTAAACTATCTATGGTGGAGCATCCTGCACAATCACAAAACTTAATTAAAGAAGCTTATTTTGCAGACAAGATCACCAAAGCAAGGAAAAATGAACTATTAGAAGAAATTAAAAATCAAGATAACATGGTTAGTACACCAGATGTAGTTAATAGCTTAATAGCATTTCCATTGTCTTACACAAGAGAGGAAATATTAAACCACCCACAACTCAGCAATAAAGATAAGCGAACATTTCTAGAGAAGATTAACAGCAGACCTGCATTTACTTCTGATATTAACTACAAGCAAGGTAATAAAGAGATTATGGGGCATTTCGGTTTTGTCGAGGGTACACTTGCGGGTAAACTTGATTTAAACAATGACAATGCTAAACTATACAATATGCTTAGTAGTAGATATTTTGACATGGTAAACGCTTTACCAGTAGCAGAAAGAGGTATTAAATCTCTTGGTATTGCTAGAGGGTTATTAGATAAGATCAAATCAAGAGCCAAAGCAGAAGATAAAAGACGTGAAGAACTAAGACAACAAAAATTCAAGGAAGCAAAAAGCCATAATCAAGAAACCCTTAAAGAAGGAATGAAAAATGCCAAATGATATACAAGATGATTATGAAATAGATAATATTTTTAGTGGCATGAGTGATGCAGAGTTTAATGAAATTCAAGATAATTGGGCTACTGCAAAAGCAATTAAACCCAGATACATGAAACACTTCAGAAGTGAAGATGATAGACGTAATGCGATACAAGCTTACGCTACAGAATTGCAAGAAGAAGATAGAGTGGTTAAAGAAGAATCTTTATCAACAGATAAAACATGGATTGAAGCATCAAGAGCATTACATAAATACGTTAATGGGTATGATATAGATGGTGATGATGCAAGTATAGCTAAGTATGGTTTAGATGAAATGGGTAAATTCAATTATAATCTAGGTGCAGGTACAGTTCCTATGGCTATGAATATTGATAAAGCAACAGATGAACAAAAGATGGCTCTATTTTACATGATGGAAACCTATGATGAAAAAGATATAACAATGGCAGGAGTAGGTAGATTTTTTGAAGGTATTGCAACAGACCCTACATCTTATTTGTTTGGTGCGGGTCTTATGGCTAAGACAACTGGTGGTACTGTAACAAAAGCAGGTTTTAAAGCAGCATTAAAAGCCAAAGTAGCATCTATTGCAGGAAGTAAAACCATGCAAGGAGCAACAGCAGGTGCAACTTATACAGGCATTGATGATGCCCTTAGACAAGAAGTGGAAGTGGAAACAGGGTTTTTAGATGAATATGACCCATTTAGAGGTGCTTTAGCTATGACTATTGGAGCAACAGCAGGTGCAGTTTTAGTTAATGCAGAACCAATTATTAAGTCTTTAAGTAAAGGTGCAAAAGATATAATAGAGAAAAGCTTAGATAATCCGATTATGGATATGACTTTGAAAGGTGCTAACTAATGGAAGAAGAACTACAAACTATCGAACCTCAGATAGACCAACAAAAGCAAGAGCAAGATATAGCGACTATGGAAGCAGTACCAGATATTTCTGGTGATGTTCCAATGGGAGAACCAACAGCAGGGCTATTTAGTACTATTACTAAAATGATTAGACCTAAAGTTAAGCCTACAGGAAAAGAGAGTGCTTTACTTAAAAAGTGGGGTATGTATGATGACCCTAAAATGAAAGAACAAAAGCGTGGTATGATTGAGCTTGAAAAACAGATAGAAGCAGGAGAGATCAACAAAGCACCACTTAAAGAAGAAACTGCACCAATCCCTAAAGAGTTTCAACCTATCAAGAAACAAAAAGAAGAACTTAAATTAGGATATTCAAATATTGAAGATTATGCTACTACTGATAGTCACCAAATGAACTTTGATACTATTGAAAGTCCAGATGATATTAAAGCAATTATTGCAGAGATGGCAGACAATAACAAAGCATCTATTAATGAAAAAAGACGTGGTGTAATTACAGATGAACAGCTTTATGGTTTAGCAGATGATATTGGAAGTGACCCAGAGAAGTTAAAGAAGATTTTAACCACCGAACAAGGCGAACTACTATCAGCCGAATACATGATAGCAGCACGACAAATGATCGAGCGTTCAGCTATTAAGCTAAAAGAGTATTCAGTATTAAAATCAGAAGGTAAGCTTTCAGACAAGGAAAAACTGTCCGCAGCTAGACAACTATACTTTCACCAACAACTACAGCAACAGTTCATGGGTCAACGTGCAGAATATGGTCGTGGTATGAGAGCTATGGGGATACAAACTGGTTTAGGTCGTGAAAGTGAAGCAAGAGCGATTGAAGAAAAATTAGCATCAGCAGATATGAGAATGGGGTTAGATCAATTACTAGAAGATATTAGTGCGATTGACTCAACAAAAGATATTAACAGATTGTTAAGTAGTAAGACAAATTGGCAAAAAGGTTTTGATAGTGTCTATGAAGTATGGGTAAATTCTATATTATCTGGTATCAAGACATTTAAAGTTAATACAGTAGGTAATGCACTAAGACTAGGCATGGATACAATAGACCAAGGTGTAGCGGTATTTATGGGTAAAGGTCAAGCAGATAAAGATATGGCTATTTCAGCTAAAAGCTTTATGCACCATGAACTAGGTAAATGGAGTTCTACAGTTGATGCTTTAAAAGTAGGGCTTAATGTAGCTAAAACAGCCGATCAATACAAGGGCATGAGCAAACTAGATAGTGATATGTTACCTGCTATTTCATCAGCTAACTATGGCATGAAAGCAGATACTACAGCAGCATCGGCTATTGATTTTATTGGCGGTGTTTTAAGAGTTCCTACAGAAAGATTAATGGGAGGTGTAGATGCACTTTTCAGACGTATTAGTGAAGGTGCAGCTAGTCATTCAGTAGCATATAGAGAAGCTTCAATGATAGCCGAAAGAGAAGGGCTAGACCCTGCACAGGCTAGAGCATTAATGCAAGAGCTATTAGATAACCCTAGTCAACAAATGATTAGAGAGTCAGCAGAGTTAGCAGATGATGTTACATTCCAAAGACCATTAGGTGAAAAAGGACAGCGTTTTAATAAAGTTATCAGAAATACACCTGCATTAAGATACGTGATACCTTTTGTTAAAACACCTACAAATCTATTAAAGCAGGGCTTCTTAGAACGTACACCTATTGGTTTAGCATCTAAAAAGTTACGTGACGATATTATGGCAGGTGGTGCTAGAGGACAGTTAGCAAAAAGCAGAATGACAACAGGAACAGCTTTAGGTGGTCTAATATGGAACGCTGCATCAGAAGGACTTATGACAGGAACAGAGCCAAGTGACCCTGCATTAAAGAAAGCATGGAGAGATGCCAAAGTAAAACCTAGAAGTTTTGTTTTTAAAAATGAAGATGGAACTACTGAATATGTACCTTATGACCGATACGAGCCATTGAGTTATATTTTAGGTTCTATTGCAGACTTAAATAACTTTCTTTATGGTAAAAAGTATGATGATTTAATGGACGATGAAGATGCACTTTTTGAAAAGTCTATGGGTGCAATCGTTACAGCAGTAGCAGAGAACACTTTAAATAAAACCTTTATGACAGGTATACGTGATCTTATGAATGTATGGAGTGACCCTAAACGCTATGGTAAGCGATACATTCAAAATCAAATGAACGCTTTTATACCATTTTCAGCAGCTAGACGAGATTTAGCAAAAACACAAGACCCTTATTTAAAAGTATCATCAGATGCAGCAGATTATATTCAAAACAACACACCTTTTATTACAAATGCAAACAGTAGAAGGGTAGATGCTTATGGTGAGCAAATACAGTTTCATAACATACTAAGTCCTTATGAAACAGTCGTGGGTACAGATGATAAAACAAAGCTAGAGGTTTTAAGACTTGCTAACTCTATTAACGAGTATCCTTTTTCACTACCAAGTAAGATGCTAGAAGGAGTTAAATTAACACCAGAACAGCACAATGACTTAGTGCTTTTAAGTAGAAAAATCATTACAGTAAAACAGCTAGATGGTAATAGCGGTTTAGATCAGTTCTTAGATGGTGGAGAAAGCAGAGAGCTTAATTTTAAAGGCTTTGTAGATATGACTATGAAATCAGAGCTTTATATTAACGCAAATGATAATAAAAAAGCTATAATATTACAGACAATAGCTAATGCTTTTGATGAAGCAGGAAGATTACAGCTAAAAGCTACCAATGAAGATATATTGCGAAAAACGATACAGAAAAAAAGTATTCCTCTTATTAAAGATAAGTTTGGAGGGGAAAGCACCGAGGTTCAAAGAGAAATGCTTAAAGATGAAACTGATTATCAGTTTGACAAGGTTAAGGGTGGCTCAGAAACAACAACACAAGATATATTTGGAGAAGAATAAATGGCATATAATACAGCAGAAGGAAGGGCAGAATATACTGCTACATCAGCACAAACAGATTTTCCATTTTCGTTTAAGATATTTGATACATCAAATGTTGTTGTATTTTTAACACCATATGGAAGCACACCAAACGATACAGACGATATACTAACTGAAATAACAGATTATACAGTTACTATTAGCGGTGATAATGGAGGACTTATAGAGCTTGTTACTCCTGCATCAACAGGTGATAGTATTACAGCAGTAAGAAGTTTACCAACCACTAGAGAAACGGATTATCAGAATAACGGAGATTTATACGCAGAAGCATTAGATGAAGATCAAAATTATCAAACATATCTTATTGCAGATGCAGAACTAAATCAATCTGATAGAAACTTAACTATCCCTGTTTCTACACAAGGCTTTGATACAGTTTTACCATCACCTATTGCAGATGGATATATTCGTTTTGCACCAGATGGAAAAAGTATTGTAAACGATGATACAGTACCCACAAACGTAACTTTAGCAGTTGATAGTGCAACAGCAGCAGCACTAAGCGAAACAAATGCAGCAGCATCAGAAGAGGCAGCAGCACTAAGTGAAACAAATGCAGCAATAAGTGAAGAAAATGCAGCAGCAAGTGCAGCAGGTGTTAATCTACCACCTATTGCAGGAGGAGATGCACTAAAACACTTAAGGGCAAATATAGGCGAGACAGGGTTTGAATTAGTAGAAGCTTACACTAAAGCAGAAATAGATTCAAAAAGAGTACTAACTACACCAACTGTTCAAGCAGAAGGGC